GCATATTATGCGGCAATGCAGAACCAAGAGATAGAGCATTCGCCCCTCTTGGCCGGTGTAATGTGTAATGGAAGGCTTGTCAAAGATGATCCTTCAGTCCTTATTGGTGGCAAGGGAATGAAGTTTCTGAAGTTAATTCAGAAAAGAGGTGGTACAACCTGGGAATCCTGGCTTCAAACAGCTTTGCTGATGAAGAAGGGAATGCCTAGGCCCTCTGATGATTATGTCTTGAAAAGTGAAATCAAGGCGTACGACAAGTTAACAACAAAACCTGTTAGAACAATCGGTGTAAATGTGGCCCCAAGTGACTGGGCACTAGACCGTCAACCATTACATCACTGGGTTGACGTTGGCACTTTTGCAGATGAACTCCGCAGAACTGTCAAAGAGGTACTAGTCGATCCTTATTGTTATGAGGATCGGGTCCAACCGTTTGTTCCTTCTACATCTTCTACTTACTTCAACACGCGTAGTGGTGGTGGCGCTCTTGGTGACGTTATGTATCAGTGCAAGTCTGAACTGAAGACATTTCGTTCCAAGTGGAAGGCGATCCCCTTAGTCACCATCAAAGAGAGAATCATCGCACCTAGGCGAGGTGATTCTATGGCACGCAAGTTTGTAACGGTATCCAATGTGCATCTTCGGGCAGCATTTCATGATTTTTATGATGTGCTGTGTCGCAAGGCAATCCGTCAGATTCCAGAGTGTAAACCTCTGGGCTTAAAAGAGTCTTTAAAGGTCCGAGTAATCTCCCAAGGACCTCCCTTGATCTATACGGCGTTAAAGCCACTCCAGAGATATCTCTGGAAACAGGTCAAGAAACATCCAGCGGGTGAGCTAGCTGGAAGGCCGGTCGATCACTGGTTTTTATGTGATCGACTCGGTTATAGACTCCCAAATGATCAAAAATATCTCTCAGTAGACTATGCTGATGCAACAAATGGTATGCATCGCTGGGTCTCAGAGATACTGATTGAAATTATCAGTGATCATCTGAAGTTATCTGACGATGAACGTGAATTGTTCAGAAATGGGCTAGTTCATCATTTTATTCACAAGCCGTTAGGGAAAGGTAAATACGGACCCGCAAAGTCACAATTGCGGGGACAGCTCATGGGCTCTGTTGTTTCCTTTCCTCTACTCTGCATCGTTAACATGACGATCATGCGAATTGTAAAAGAGTTCGATGACCAACGGAAGTATACTTTGAAAGACTGTGGAGTCGCCGTTAATGGCGACGACGCAGTCATCCGTTGTACACAACGCGGTTACGATGCATGGCAGAAAATTTCGACTTGGGTTGGCCTGGA